TGAGCTGCATTCCATATGCTATCTATCACCGAAGTAGTGGCAGTGGACCCAGCAAAGTCCGGTCCCCCTGTTATCCCCGTTGCCCCATAATTCTGCCCGGTCAGCAAATACTGGCCTGGCTTAGAAAAGATTATCTTTGACGCAGCGGGGTCCGACGTATTATCGACACTAACTGTCGAGTTAATAACGCTATTAACGGCATTAAACAGGGGCTGAGCAAGCGTTGCTAATCCAGTCGTAATATTAGCGCTGGATGAAACAATTGGGTTGGCGAGCTGAGGCACCAACAGCTCCACAGTGTACTCCACAAACACATCGCCAACCGGAATTGGCGCAGCGGCTCCCTCTGTGGCAAAATATAAATTGCCCACGTCATACATCTTGACATCCGTGTTTGCAATGTACCCTGGACGCACGTACCATTGCTTCATATTATCCATATTCTTAATCGGATATTGCACGGACAGAGGAGACCATAGGCTACCCATGGCTGCGTTGGCGTACGACGCAATAACAGCCTTGGAACTGGGGGTTGGGTCACTAGCGTCAGTGTCAATGGCCATCCATAACGAACCCGCAGTGGTACTGGCACACTGGGGTTTATAAATGAACCGGATCTGCCTAAACCTATATTTCTCATATCCAGCTGATACCAAAGACAGCCACGGGAATGTCGCTGACAAACCCGGGTTCAACGAGACATAATTGCAATTAAAGGCCACTGAACATGTCACTGATGTAACATACTCTCTATGCCGGATGACAATTGAGTTCGCTCCAGAGCGAGCTCCCACGCCAGTTTGAACAGGCACCGCCACTGCCAAGGGGGCCATCCCAACTCTAGTTTGCCTGTTTCGACGCCTGCGCCGTTGCGTCCTGCCATTGGGTTTCTGAGTCCCATTCGGCTTAACTTCTTTCTTTCGCTTTCCAATTTTCGCTTCCATGCTCTCTCGAGTCTTACTGTAAACCACTGTATTGGATACCGCAGGTTTCTCGGGACTGTACATCATGTGATATTCCGGAGCCGTGCAGTCTCTCGGCATTTTGTTTAGCACGGATAATCCGTTTTGGTCCAACGCGAGAATCACATGACCCAATAGGCTAAAAGCGGTCGTACCTAGCCCTGAGGTACTTCGAATGGTAGTCGCGGGCGTCGTCAAAGTCGGGGCCAAAGAGATCGCCCGCATCATATTCTCCAAGGCCCCCAACATAAAATTTCGTTCCAACTCAACTTGTCGTGCAGGTGTGATGCCGAATAGCCGGCTGAAGTCCTCTCTCGCGACAGACGACACACCCAGCTCAAACTCTTTCACAGCCCACCCAGAGAACCGCAAGGCACACTGTTGCCGCGCAATCTCAAACGTATCACCAACAATCAGTGCGTCAACTTCACCCAACTTGCCCAACGTCGAGTGAGCTAACGCTGCCAAAACAGGGCACCTCGGATTC